ATAGCTAAATTAACTGGTTACTGCGATAGACAGTGTGTAAACATAAGAGATAATTTAATAGAAAAAATAAAGAACAGATTATAGGTGCATGAAAAAATTCAGAAGGATTTCAGAATTATTTCAGAAATTTTTCAGAAAACATATGTTACACTTATATTGTAGATAAATATTTGAAAACCCCAGACTCATGAATGATGTTTTAAAAAGACTGATGTATATAAACTTTATGCATCAGTTTTTTTATGTTTAAAGGAGTTGAAACAAATGGGTAGATATATAGATATAAATAAAGTATTAGAAGCAACTATTGAAGTACCTCAGAAGTATTGGGATATGGAAGAACTCATGAGAGAGAAACCTAATTTCGATAAGTCTGTAGGATCTAAGAAAATATATGAAAGAAAAGAATATGCTATATACAGAGTAAAGAGAGGATATATAGTACATAATACCAAGAAACATTTTGAGGAAGGACATACACATATACATAACTATAATAAAGCTAAGAGCATAATAGATTTAGCTGTAAGAAAAAAGATGCCTAATACACCAAGGAAATGGGAGATAGAATGCTTATTAAGAATAGTTAAAGATGAAAAATATAAAAAAAAATTAAGAAGCTTATTATTAGAATTAAAATAAATGTTGCGAATATTAATATAAGCAGATACTCTTTAATTAAGATTAATAACTAAAGGAGTGAGTTTATGGGAAATATAAAAAGATTATTAGTAGTATTATTAGTATGTATGATATCTATTGGATGTGTTGCTTGTAGTGGAACAACATCAGAAGACAGCAAGGTTAACCTAGAAGATATGACAGGTTCAGAGAAAGTTGATTACTTTATAACAAAAGGAAAAAATGATTATGAAGCTGTAAAGAATGATGATGATAAGTTGACTGACTTAGGGGTACAATATATAAAAGATATTGGTGAATATGTAGATAACAAGAGCCAGTTTGATAGTGATGACAACATGGAAGATATAATGACAAAAGGTAGCTTTCTAGAACAGTATGGAAAAGATAAAATGGAAATGTTTAAAACATCAGGACAAGAAGATAGTAACGGATATAAAACGGCTAAAGAAGTTAACTCTTTAGGAATGAATGCAGTACAAATGGTTAAGTATGTTTATAGAGAAGCTGAAATAAAAGAAGATGACTCTACAAAAGCAAATATAAAACAAGTAAAAGAGAGTCTAGAACAATTACAATAATATATGATATATAAAGGATCTTATTATAATTAATGAGGTCCTTTATTATTTAGAAGGAAAGATAATGAATAAGAAATTGGAAAATAAGATTAATAAAGAACTTATAATACCTAAAATAGAGTTTCAAAAACAAAATAAGGAGATAACTAAGTGGATAGAAAAGTTAGTTCAAGAAAACAAGATTATATTATTCTATCACAGTGCCAAATGGAAAAAAATGAGGAATGTGGTACTTCATGCTTATCATAACGAATGTGTATTATGTAAGTTAGATGGGAAAATAACAACACATGATAATAGATTAAAGAATGGAGATTACAGAGGATTGCAAATACATCATATGAAGGAAATAGAATTAAATCCAGAGCATGGGCTTGAACCAATCATTACAGATTTAATTACAGGGAAGAAGATAGTTAATCTAATTCCCTTATGTAATTATCATCATAATATGATACACGGAAAAGAAAATAATATATTGAAAGTAAAAGAACAGTTAAATAAAGAACGATGGTAAAATAAATTAGTTTATGAGACATGGGGGAATTAACATGAATAAATTAGAAAGGGACTTTATAGAAAAGTTTGATTCTATTCATGGAGATAAATGGGAATATGTAAGTGGATACATAAATAATAAGAGTAATATATTGATTAAGTGTAAAGACTGTAGAGAAATAAGAAGCGTTTCTGCGGATAGAAGCAAAAGAAAAGATGCTAATATACTTTGTAAAAAATGCAATGAAAATAATTTTAAAAAGTCATTTGATAACAAATACATAAATGTATATGAATATATAAGAAGAGAGCACAAAGTAAATGATTTT